ATAAATAAAAAACCCCCGACACCCATCTCTGGATATCGAGGGTAAAACACTTGGTTTTTAATTGCTTATATTATCGTTAGCTGTTAACGATGTTGTTGACTAGAATCAAACGAGCGGGAGTATGGCAGAATAAGCTGAGGTCAGCATAAGCGCGTAACTCGTAGCCAGCTTGTGATTCAAGTTCGCGGAAGAAACGATCATTGCTACCAGGTAGCTTGAAGGTAACATCCGTAGAACCAACTTTAACAAGCTCGTCAACAGGAAGAATGAAGCAGTGTGATTCTTTTACATAGATTGAAGGACGAATTTCAATCATACCATTCTGGCTATGGAAACGAATCTGTTTAGCACCGACTTCAGCCATTGATGAGCTGTATGAGGAGTCATAACGACGTAGAGCAGCTTGGTCGCTAAGTAGGTTTTCCCATGACTTAACGGCTACGAAAGCAACTACATCACCATCAAGACCTTTTTCAACACCACGAGCAACTGCTTTTTGAATCTTAGCAAAGCTAAGAGCAGCTGATCCAGCTGAATAGGTAATACCTTTCCAGAGATCGTAGGTTGAAGAGTTGATGTTGAAGAGAGTTCCGGTATTCTCGATAATAGCCTTTAGACCATGAAACTCACGAAGATCAGAGTTGCTAACTTTAGCACCTTTATGCCAAAGTTTAACAGTCTTAGCTGCGGTAAGAGCAGCAGCAAGAGCGGCTTGCTCACCAGCAGATAAGGTTGACATGCTGATAGTACGTGCTTCAAGATCTACAGCTGAAACAGGACGAGTAGCAATAGCTGTGTCGTCGGTTTCGTTATAGACTAGAATCTGTGTATCAACTGAGCCAGACCAGATACCAGGTGCCCATTCAGCAGTTTGAACTGGGACTGTGGTTCCTGAAACATAGCTAGAGTCAACTTTTCCAAGACCATCGCGGCCATAGATCATGATTATTTCAAGACGCTTAGCGAATGATTTAATCATGTTAGCAACGACAAGCTTAGTAGCTGATTCAAACGCAGCTTTGCTGTTCATAGAACGAGCAAGAGCACCGTATGAAATACGAGCACGTAGAAGGAATTCATATCCTTGTACTTGTGCGTCTTTTACAGTAGCAGATACTGGATCTTCGAGGGAAAACGCATCGCCTGAAGTACCACCATAGCTAAATCCAGCTTCTTGACCGATTACAACCATTGATGTTAAATTAGATTCGTTAGATCTAATCCTGTATTTCTACAGCTTACTGTCACCAGTAAGATCAGACTATATCACCACCCATAACTGGGTGTTCCTTTTTTCGAGTTACTTAACTCTACTCGCTTGCGCGATAGTCGTTGAACGTTCCTCTTTAGAGGCTTCGCTGCTGATTGTCTCATCTGAGAGTTTCCAGCAATTAAAGGAATTCTGCATTTTATTATTACTAATAAAAGGCCCATTAAATAAATCATTTAAATATATAAAAGTATAATTCTTAGTTGATTTTCTTTTACCTTTACAAATATCACAAATTCTAGCTCTAGAAACACCTAATATTTTAGATGCTTCTTTACCACTTTTATAATAAGTAGAAGTTTCTGGACAAAATATAGGTTTAGAATGGACATATGAAATTCTAGAATTATGATATTCCGAATTCTTTAATCCACGTCTACTTGTATTACCAATAGCATATTTGTTTCCAGTATTTCTTTTACTAATTAACTTTCGGTTTTTTTCACTGTGACTATGTTTATAAAATCCGTTGTTTTCTCCAGAAGCATCGAATGATTTGGGAAGTTTGATTTTACCGTATTCCTTATTCCATCCTTTAGAAACTAGATCCAGTTCATCAATTAATTTAGCTTCTAATGCATACATTTCTTCTGGGTTATCAAAAGAATCAACTAGATGAATAGTATGAAATCTATCAGAAAGGCGACCCTTTTGCGTCCTATGATTACAATGGCGCTTAGCTAAAGATGACCGTGTTTGCCCGACATACTTTATTTCGCCATTCTTATCTTTTAGGAAGTAGACTTTATACTTTTTCATTTTATTATATTATATATTATAAATATTTATTTATCAACTAATCTCGGATAATTAGTTGAATTGTTTAGGCATATGATAGAGATTACCCGTAGCTTTATCGCGTCCAACGAAGTCAACCATATTGTAAAGTTGAACACCGTCTGGAATTAGGTTCTGTAGTTTGTCGCTGTAGGTTTCTTTAAAGAGACCATTAAGTTGAGAGACGTTATTAACTGTTGCCATTTTAATATTCCTTATTTATTTTTTATTTTATTGTTGATGTTTAATTAGATATCTAGCGGTTTTAAAATATAAACTACTCGAATATTCAGGAGACATGGCGTTTATCCTGAGTTCTTTCATTCTCAATTAAAGGCACAGAATCTAATGATTTCCTATACTATATTTGTTATTATTAAAAACCACGTAACCATTGTTTGGTTGTTACTTTTTTCTCATTACTCTTATTAGCTCCATCACTCTGTTTACCACTAGACTGAATACTAGAAGCAGTTGGAGGAACTACTTTTTTAACCTTAGGTGCGTACATTTTCTTAACTCGTGAAAGTGTATTTTTACCTAAAAGTATTTCGAGATTTTCATCTGGACTAGCATCAATAAGTTCACGTAAATCAGATAGTACTTCTTTTTGAGCTAATTTAAGAGCATCTTTAGCACTTATTTCTTGATTGCGATCAAGGAATGAAAGCATAATCTCGGACATTTTCTTTAGATATGCTGGTTTTTTAGGAAGTTTAATTTCTTCAAAGGCATCTTGAATCTCGGTTTCTAAGACACGTTCTTGCTCTAACATTCGACGCTCTAGTGCTTCTTTTTGAGCAGTTTCTTCTTTTTTCTTTAGTTCTTCTCGATATTTTTGAACTTCCTTCTCTAAACGTTCCTTTTCACGTACTTCAGGTGATTTCTGTTCTTCTTCTAATTGACGTGAAAGAATATTCTGTGCAAATTTAATAACATCAACACCAATAGAAGGATCACTTAATACTGACTCAGGGTTTTCTTTAAGCATCTGGATAAGCTGGACCGCTTCTTTACGAATTTGAGCAGCTTCTTGCATTCGCTTTTGAGCAGCAGAATTTAACTGTGCGCGTTTAATAAGCTCATCTTCTGAAACTTCTTCTTCAGATCCATCAATCTTTAGCTTATATTTCTTGATTTCTTTTTTTAATTCTTCTGTTTTTTTAGCCGCTTGTTTTTCTGCAATCTTTACTTGCTCTGATTGCTCACCTTCTTCTTGCGTCTCTAATCCTTCTTCAGATTGTTCTTCTGATTCAGCTAAAGCGTCAATTTCTGGTGTATTTTCAAATGGTTTAGTTTCTGCGTTTTCTACTGTGTTTAAAGCCTCTGATACCTGTGATGAATTGTCTGACATTTTTATTCTCCTATTTTATTTTTAACTGTCACATTATTGTGATAAGTGCTTAACAATCAGATATTTAATAAGTCTGATTGGATTAGCTATTATTGTCCTTCTGCTGGATTAGTTGGTAAATTTTGAAAAGGTGGAGGTGGTGAAGGAACTGATGGTACATTTGCTACTTGTGCCGCCCCAACTGGTAGTGGTTCTTGTAGAGCACCGCCAACTTCTGGGCCACTCATTGGTGATGTTTCACCCTGTGGTTTTTCTACTGGTTCGCCTTGTGGACCCATTTGAGATTGTTGAGCTGAAGGTAATGGCTGTTGTCCTGTAATTTGTAATAATTCAGGATCAGTTGTTTTAAGCGCAACTACATGTTGTTGAATATGATCTAATACTCGTTGCATTAGTTCTGGGTTCATTCTAAGATCTGGGTCAGCAAACAGTACCTTATGCTCATTAATATGAGTCATATGATTATCTAATGCCAATACTGGAACAATCGTACCATCCATCATCTTTTCATTTTCAGCACGAATTAATAATAATTCTGCTTGCTCACCTTCAATCATACTTTCCAATCTGCCTGTATTTAGAACAGTAAAGTATTGATCGACGTTTTTAATAAGTCCCATTTGAATTAGCTGGTTTGCTATTTCTAGTTTACCAGCTGTAGTCTTAGACAATGGGTTACTAATCTCAACAATTACTCTATTAATATTACTTAGATCATTTCCAGTAAATTGCTTCATATAGCTTCTGTTGGCTTTACCAGCAATAGCAGCAACTCGTGGTGATTCAGCGAAATCTTGTAATAATTTTATAGTAGCAGTGCTCACATCCTCAACAAGTTGTACGTATGATTGCTGTAGACCAGATGCAAATTGTACTGCCTGTGCCTGTACTAGGGCCAATGCTGCCCCAGATTTAAGACTAGCCTCTGGATTACCGCGTGTAACTGAGTTTATACCACTTAGAGTTTCCATAGTATTCTCTAAGCGTTCAATCATATTAAAAATTTCAGCTGGAGTGTTGGTAAAGTTAATAGGTTCTGGTTTTCCGTATTGTGGGTTGTACCCGATGATATTTAGAGCACCGGCTATTTGACTTACTTGAACGTTTGAATTATGAGGCACTAGTACGTTTTGAACTCCAAACGCATTCTGGTTAGTCATAATAACACTATATAGGCTATTGACACCTTCTTGTACGGGTAAAAGATCAAACATTGATGTGTATCCGTATGGTGCGCCTATAAAGTTAGAAGGAGTAATCTTAAATACCGGTATATCTCGGTATGGTAGGGGGCCTGTGTGCATTATTGTTTGTTCTGAACAAAATAACATATAGTGACCATCTGGTACTGCATCACTACGTCTGTGATAAAACTCATAGATAGGAATTAAGTCACTTTCTTGTTGTTGGTATACATCAAAAAAGTTATTATAATCATCTGACTTATTCTGTATACCCATTAATTCGTTTTCTAATTCTGGATATTTAGCAGCTAAGTCGTATTTATTTTTATATGATCTGGTTATAATCCAATCATGATCATCATCTTCTCGTGAAGAATCTCGAACAACATCTAAAGGAGAAAGATTGATATATCTAATATCGCCTTCATATACATCAACATTTAATTCATCATTGTGTCCAATTAAAGCACCAGCCTTAGCATCCCACTCCATCTTAATATAACCTTCGCCTAATACGATAGCGTATTCTGCTGCTTTTTTTAGATATTTCTCTACTCGTTTTTCACGCATGTAATAATCTAATAAGCTATTTGCTAATATAGTTTGAGCCATTGATTTATAGTCGGTATTTGTAGCCCTTGCTTGAATACTTGGTCTATTAGCAGTAGTCATGTTTAATAAATGCATTGCTATATTTCTATAGTGATTTACACCCATTTGAACCAATTCACCTTCTTCACCAGTGAAGTTAAGAGTATGATCACCTGCTATATTATTAAAAAAGTTACCGTGGTAAGCTTGCCATGAACGTCGGATTTTATCGACTAGTTCAGAGGCATATGAGCTGTTTTTCCATGCCTGTATCTTACCTATTAAAGTAGCTGCTACTTCTTGTGGTTCTTTGTTAACAAAATATGTATTGTCCATTATTAACCTCTGAAATATTTGTTATTTACGCCTAAATGGATTTTTAATAAAGATTTCTTTAAACACTCTACTAGATTCTGGTAGTTCTTCTTTTATATCTTTTCTAAAATGGGTATCTAAATTAAACTTAGACCCATTTGGAAAAGGGTTAGTTCCCCACTGTATATTTCTTATTAGATAAATAAGAGCATCTAATAAGTCATAGTGACCTGCATCTGGACTTCTTCCAAAGCTTTTTTTATTTTTATCCCAAACACCAGATTTAATTTGAAATATTAAATTTTTACATCTTGGATTAATAACAATCTGTTTAGATGCTATTTTGATACGGACATCATTTATTGCTGCTTGTTTATCATCTTTTTTAGTTGGCACACAACTTAAATTATGTAATTCTTCTAAGTCTTTGATAACAATCATATTATCATCTGCTACTCTAAGGTACACCGGTATACTAACAGCATCTACTTTATTGTACCAAAGCACATCTTCTTTTTCTTTTATCATTTGTGCTAATTTAGATGTATTTGTTTCTTGGCCCTTTATTAGAATCTCATCTTCTATAATTATCTTATTATTTTTAAAATCATAGAATGCGAATAATATCGCATGGTTGTCTCTAAAACCAAAGTCAATACTAGTATAAGGATGGTAATGTGATGGTTTTTGAATAACGTCTAATATACATTCTCTTTGAATATTTTCTGTAAATTCTGGGAATATCGCATCATTTTCACTTGTAATAAGTTCACAAAGATACTCGCGTCTCCAGCTAATTTCATCTGTCATTTTTTTTATATCTTCAACTTCATCTGAAGGAATACGGTTTTTAAAATGAGGAGGGTCTAATTTAACTGCTTCGAGATAATCAGGAAGAGTTATTTTACAATAAGAACCGTGATATAGAGCATCTTTCATATAATCAATATATGGATGCCCTGAACTTAAAGGAGGAGTAGACGCGATCACTATCTTACCTTTTGTTGTCATTGTTTGAGGCTGAAGAATACTATTTATTATATAATGCAGATCATCATTAACGAAACCCGCCTCATCAATAATAACTAAATGAGCAGCAGCTCCACGTAATCTTTCTGCCCGACCAGCATCTAAGCCATCTATAAATAATTTAGATCCATTAGGAAAAGCATAGTGGCTTTCTTGTCTATTATATTTAGGCATCATGTCTTTTGGACAATCCTTAAGTATTTCTCTTATATTAGGTTCAATAGCTTTTTTAATAGCAGTAGCTTCTCCCGAACCATACTTAATCTGAGCACCTGGATGTTGTATTGCTTTTTCAAATGCTATAATTAAAAGTGTATGGCTCTTTCCAATACGACGACTTGCATTGAATACAATACGTTTATATGTAGAATCGGTATACGTTTTGTATAGCTTCTTTTGACCAGAATCAAGCTTCCAGTGCAAAATACCTCTACGCCAAAGCTCATTTATTGCTTCAGCTTTATTCGGTTTTCTTGTCTTTTCCATCATCTATTAGTTTTTGCTCATTAGCTATATCAACTAATTCAGCATCTGAAAAATTAGAAGTTTTAGTATATGATGCGCTTATTGTTGTTTGATTCCCTTTTAGTAAAAGACTATTTTTTATTAATAGATCTAGTTGTTTTGTTTCTTCTGGAGTTAACAGTCGTTGTTCAGCTGTTGCCTTTAAGAATTTTATTTGTGACTCAACTATATTTATTTCATCTGATACTTTTTCAGTATCAATTTGTTGTTTTTTAACTAAGAAGCGATTTGGTTTTGTCATTATTGACGTTTCATTTGTTTAATCATTAAAGTAGTTTGCACTAAATTACTTAATTTATCTAGATCTTCTCTTATTTCTTTATTAGCATCTGGTTTTTCTTTATTATTTAAATATAATTCATATCCATGAAGACAAACTAGTATTCCTGCTAATAAAGCTTCTGGAAATCCTAAACTAAAAATAAGCCCTTTAATTAAAAGACAAAGAAATGCTGCCGTATATAAATACGTAATTTTCATATTAATTTTCCTTTATTTTATCTAGAAGTTTTGAAGAAGTTTGTTTTTGAAGATTAGAAAGAAAATTCTCTAAAGATAATAGAGTTTTACTTTCTTGAGGATTTGTGATATTGATTTTTCTAATAAGATCTAAATATTCAGCTAATTGCGTCTGAATATTAAATAATTCTTTTATCTCAATATTATCCATATTTCCTCGTCATCTTAAAAAAGGTAGACTATTAATAACGCCTTACATAAGGTAGTTATGGTGTGTAGTTAACTAGCTCTTACATCGGGTCTATGACCCATTACCGCTCACGGTTATGTCTAGATCTACTTACCTATTAATATTTGTTATTCTCTTGAAATATAAAAAAAAATATGATATTATATATCTTATTAGATATTTATGATTTTTAAACCTGGTGACATAGTTGTCTGTATACGTCCTAAAAAAGGAGACGACATAGAACCTAAGCTAGGTCATGAGTACATAGTCAAACGTGTAACTTTAAATTTATTTGTAGAATTAAAAGGAATTAGACGTACTTATCTATCGAACCGATTTATTGATAAAGCAACATATGAATTTAATAAAACTCTAGACGAGGTACTAAAGTGATTTTAACTGGTAAAGAGATTGAAAAAAGACTTGGAACCGATATTATCATATCTGATTTTAATAAGGATCGTCTTAATCCTAATTCTTATAATCTAAGATTACATCACGTTTTAGCTACTTATAAGACAATAGTAGTTACAATGCCTGATGGACGTGGTGGTTATGAGACGATTAAAACCCCTATAGATCTAAAAAAGAATAATCCGGTAGAAGAACTTATCATACCTGATTCTGGTCTTGTATTGGAACCTGGTAAGTTATATCTAGGCCGTACAATTGAATATACAGAGACTAGTAACCTAGTTCCAATGTTAGAGGGTAGATCTAGCCTAGCTAGAGCGGGTATCTTTATCCACGCTACTGCTGGATTTGGAGATATTGGCTTTAAAGGGACTTGGACCTTAGAAATTAGTGTAGTTCAACCAGTTAGAATATATCCTAATATGGAAGTATGTCAAATATATTATCATACTTTATTAGGGGACATAGAGGAATACAAGTCATCAAAGTATCAGGGGCAAAAGGGAATAGTACCATCTATGATGTGGACTGAATTAAATAAAGAAAAGAAATATTAATCTTGAGAATCTTTACGGTATTTTTTCATGTAATCACGCCAACGATTTTCACGTTCTTTGTCTTTATCTTGTCTGCTTTTTTCTTCATTATCAAAGTTTTTTGAAAAACTATCATAATTATCAGTTGCTTCTGGTTTCCATCCACCGTCTTTATCTTCAGTTTTTTTCTTTGTCTTAGTAAAAAGACCATCAAATAATCCCATATTATAATCCTCTATAATATTTGTTATTTTAATAGTTTATCTAAAGTGTCATTAAATTTCATTGAGATATACTTCTCTCGTAACTTATTAGCTACCTCAAATGGTATATCAACCAAAGTATTATCGTAGAATTGAACAGTACATGTATTATTATTTATTCTAATAACCTCAACTATTGTATTAGGTATAATACCATAATTACGTAAATTGACATCACCTAAATAGAGTTTATCTCCTATTTTTATATCGTTCATTCTAGTATTTTATCTAATGTGTTATTAGTGTGTTTAACTGCTAACTCTTCTAAGATCTCTTTTTTTAGTTGTTCTTTAAGTGCAGCAATGTCATCAGTTGTTAGTATTCTGCTTTTGTATATTAATTGAATTAGAACTAGTAGTTGTTATTATAGTTGATCCAGTATAAGGTATTATTTGTATTCCTCCTGGTAGCATACCTGCTGAACTTACTGTAGATGTTGTCTCGTATCCCGCTTTTGTTAATATATCTTTTATTAATTTTACACTCATTCTAATATATCCTCTAAGGTTTTATTAAACTTAATCTGATATTCTTCTACTTCTTTACCATTAAGGTAATATACCCCTGTGTTATCAGTAAATCTAATAGCCATATCCGTAGGGTTATGGAGTTCACCTTCACTGTTAACGTGTAGCTCTAATGGTTTTACCATAGCTAATACTAAGCCATCATAGCAGT